CACAAAGTTAGAGCCATCTCCTACTATAAAACCACTGTTTGTAACGGCCAAAGCGCTTATATCAGTGAGCTTTGCACTTGCAGCTTGCTTTCCCGTTAAATCAGGCGGCGTATAAGTAAAAACGCCCGACCCATTGGCATAAGAAAGACTGCCGCCGCCACTAGCGGACGCAGAGCTTACTGATAGATTAGTAAGCTCTACTTTGTCCGTATTAAGGTTGGTGAAGTTGGCATCAACCTCAGTATTGGTAAGCGGACTCCCCTTTCCTGAACGGGTAACAATAGTTGCCATAACTAATCACCCAGATTATGAGGCGGATAAAGTAAGCGTCCATGTAATAGTCATCGTATCATCAGCGCCTTTGTTTACCGCGCTGAATACAGACCTACATAGCATTGTTCCGCTTGAAGAAGCGTTGAATACACCCGCCTCAGTGACCGCACCAGTTCCGTCTCCGGCTTCAAATGAGGACACATACACAATGGTACTGGTTGAAGCAGTCGTGCTATCAAGCGCCTCTCTGGAGCCTAGAATAGATACTAAATCAGTTTGTCCAGCCGCCGCTGCCGTGGTTCCGCTGCCTATTCCCATATGGGTCATGGCTGTTGCCGTTGCATCTTTCATTCGGCTGCATATATAGGTTAGACCAACAGTAACCACAAGATTTTTTACTTTCTTTTTTTCCTTAATTTTGCCGTCTTTGCCTCTGACAACAATATCAAGTTCACCGCTCATTTTTAATTTATCTTTTAACATATCTCATTTCCTCAGAATGTTGCAGATGCTCCGACATAGTCTCCTGCAAAATACGAAAAATCACAATAGCCTTGAGAACGTAAACTTCCGCTATCAGCTATAGATAGACTCTCCGCTAAGTTCTTGCCCGTTGATTTTACAGCACTATCCGTTAAGGACATACTATTACTTAATGGTTTTGCGACTGCAAGAGATAGGGCATCTGCGATCCCTAAACCATCGCTTAGAGCCTTTGAAAAGGCTATTACGCGGCTTTCAGTTAAAGCCACCGTGTCGTTTATCAGTGTTCCTATAGAAATAACAACCGAAATTAAATCTGATACTGAGAATCCGTCAGATAGAGGTCTGCTAACCGCTATCTCCCTAGTTTCGGCTATGGTTACTGCATCTGAGCCGCATTCTCCTACTTCTAATCCCATTTGGAATGCCAGTGAGTCCTGCATTGAAACGGTGTCACTTATTCCCGTCCCATGAGCCATAACCAGCGCATCGGTTATAGCTACCGTATCTCCAATAGGCACACCAAGAATACGGAGTACATCGCAAACATCCGAGAAAGAAACCCCATCCGATAACACCTTGCCAGCTTCAATAGTCTGAGAATCAGCCACAGCAAAGGCATTGGATAACGGCTTTCCTACGGCTTTAGATGCTGAATCGCTTACAGAAAACCCTTCACTAAGGTTTTTACCAATAGCAAAGGTTTCTAAATCTTGTATGGAAATTGATTCTGATAGAACCTTGTTGATGCTTTTTGCAAGAGTGTCAGCGGTAGTAACCCCATCAGTAAGGGCTTTATAAAGGATTTCGTATAGCTCACCCTGCACCACGGTAGCCAGCAATCTTTTACTTGCTATTGCTGCCGTAATTCTTTTGCTAAGAACAGAGGCGCTTAACGGTCCTAGCTTATCAGCCACTAGCCAAAATCCTCACGAACGATGAAATTAATAAGCTCAAAGACGGTTTCTTTGGTGGAATCAGCGTAGGTTATTTCAATCTCGCCTTCGTATTCACCAGCATCTAAGTCCAGATCGGTTGTACCAAAGGTAAAAGTCGCTATGCCATTGGCGTAATCACCAGATTCAGCCTGTATAGCAGTAAGGGTAAACAAAACGGCAGTAGAATAAAGCGCTCTGAATCTGAGCTTTGTGGTATCTCCGGTTAGATTAACCGCCTCACCAGAATCTTCTCTCGTTATAGTGGCTCTTATCTGGGCAAAAGTATCATTCTTTACTAGCAAAAATGTTGCCATAGCGTATCCCTTGGATAGCAGCTTGGCCTTACTTTATGATTAGGGGCAAGATGCTAGATGTAATTAAGATCAGGTATAACCCCCAAACCATGTTTTCTAAACGGGCAAATCTTTTTTCCCCCATAGAAAGCTGTTGCTCCAGATTCTTGTATCTTTGGGCGCACTCTCGCTGATGGGCAATTAACTCACCCCTTGTAGATGACCCAGCGGTTGCCATATTAGTCCTTTAATAATGACCCATTAGCTTTTGCTTGCCGCTTTCTTTTTAGCTGCGGCCTTCTTCTTGGCGGGGGCTTTCTTAGCGGTAATAGTGACTTTTGCCTCACTCATATCCGCTGTTTCTTCCGGTTTTACCGTTTTTATTTCTATTGCCCAACCATTAGCTTGGAAAGTTTGCATAAGCTCCTCATCCCAGCTTTCTTTGGTGTCTACAACCTCGTCGGCTTGATAAAGCCTTGATGTAGAGCCATTTTCATCGGCAGCGCCAGCTTTAGGTACAACTATTTTATATGTACTCATAAAAGTCCTCTGATAAGCAGCGGGGGCTTTCACCCCCGCGCTCAATCAATCAACTATGCAGTTGATATGCTATCAGCATCAGTGCTGTGATGCGGATGTCCCTTCACTACCGAAGCAGCCATAGGCGTTCCATTTGAGTGAGTGCCTGTAAAATCAGCCACTACCCGAATGTATCGCGCCCCACCGACATAACCAATGGTTGTTATCTGCGGAGTTTCAGTATTTGCATCAAGAGTGAGGAAAATACCACTGCTATCAACTGTTCCATCAGTTACAGATGTGGCGGCAGTTACGGCGCTAAAAGTGCTGTTATCAGAGGAATCCTCTAATTTAAAATCAATTTTAACGCTGGAACTTAAAGTATCACCTTCTATTCCTGTATTAACGACAACAACGGCGGATTCAAACCCCTGAAGGTCAACGCCAGTGCCATTAGCATCGGAAGTCCCAGTTACGGGAGCAATACTTTGGATCGCTGCTACACTATTTGCTAAGTCTCTCATGTCAGTCTCCTATGTAGAGCATTTCTGCTTGACTAAGGCTTCAGGCAGAACTACTTGCCCCCCAACACGGCGACGAGCCACATATCGTACATTGCCAGTAGTTGCTTGAGTGAAAGGATCACGCAAAACAGCTAAGGCTATACGATCAACAATCAAATACCCACGGTTAAAGTCCCCAAATACTACAGGGTACGCATTAGCCGCAATATCAGGCATATCTGTTGCTTCAATATATGGGTAGCCCACAATGGTATTAGGAACACCATTCTGTAAGCTCATGCCAGCTTGAAAAACGTATTGTCCCGCTGTGTCCTTTAGCTTTCGGATAGCTGCTAAAGTAGTACGGTTAAATACGAAAGTTCCATTTGACCCATAGCCAGACTTCACGCTATGAACCAAAGTGAGTAACCCATCGCCAGTTAGTGCAGCGGCAGAGCCAGATACGGCCTCACCCACGCTGGAATTGGTCATGATACCTTCAGGTTTGCCCACTGCATTACCAGAGACAAAAGCTGTGCCTTCTGATTTGGCAAATTGCTCTGCAAATTCAGCTTGCATTTCAGCTTCAAGATCAAAGACAGTGTCCTCAAGGTCTTGTTCAGAAATATCAACAAGTGCGTAATGCTCATGCGCTGGTATCTCTTCCATGCCCACTGACCAGCCAGTAGTTTCAGATCGTGTTCCGCTTTCAGCGACCCACGCTGCACTGAACTGTCCTGTGCGCTTTGGAATTTGAATAGAGCGTTGAGCTGTTGACCGCACCCTCGCTATAGAGCGAATTGGTGAGATTTCAGTTATGCCCTTAATGATTTCTCTTACATACTCAGGGGGAGCTAAGTAACCGCCAGTTGTGTCATTGCTGACAGTAAGAGCTTTACGCTCATCTGGTGTTAAAGACTCAATCCCTTTTCTACAATAGACATCAAAGGCACTTAGAGTTTCATCAATTTGCTTTGAATCAAACCCAGAAGCAGGACGGCGTACCGCTGTTTCCAAACGATCCATTTGCTCTTTGATGTTCTCACTAGCTTTTTGTTGCAGTGTGATGTGCTGATTCACTTCCTCAAGAGAGTCTAGCTTTTTTTCAATATTAACTAGCTTCTCGTCCAGAAGTGGGTCACTCACACCTTTTTCCACATTCTCCAATTTCTGGTCATAGCTTTTCTTAAATTCTTCAAAAGCACTGCCCATTTCGGAGATAGCCGATTTAACATCGTCCATAGGAACTCCTCATTCTTTCAGGTGTATAAGTTTTTCGGTTAATGATGCAACGGCGCTTACCGTAACCGACTTTGACTCAGCCTCGCACTGAGCAAATGTATCGTGGACTGCCTTTGCAGCCGCTTTTGCTTCTGAACGTGATAAATGAAAAACGTCTCGTAGTCCATTTTCCCATTCTCTAATAGAAAGCTCGTCTCCTTTGACTGATCTTACCCTTGCGCGGGGATTCATCGGAAAGGTTACTAACGAAATTTCCATCAATTCTACTTCTTTGATGTAACGCTTTTTTGCTTTTGCATCGTACTTCTGCCCATCAGGCTTTACTCTAAAGCCAATAGACAGCCCATCTATAGCGCCCATCTTCAGTAATTCGTAGGCTTCTCGCCCTGCTTGTGTCTTTAAGGCCAAGCGTCCTTTAACTTTTAAACCTTTTGAATCCTCTTCAATAGACTCAAATACCCCAATGGGCATATCGGTTTTATGCTGGAATAACATTTTTACGCCTTTGGGTCCGCTTTTACCCAGCGATTTGGTAAAAGCACCTTTTTCTACCACATCATTACCCAAATCCGTATTGTTGAAGATTGAGCCATACCCTACGAATGTGCCGTCATCGTTGTCTGTATCTTCTGCTTTTATTTCTGACGTTACATCAATATGCTCGGTACGCTTCTCTTCATCTTCATCATCTTCGTATTCGCTTTCCTCTTCCATATCCTTTAGATACTCTATAATGAATGAGTTTTCTGTCTCTGAAACACCTACAACGTGCTTCTCATCTTCAACGGTATCTGTTTTATCTTCTAACGTACTAAGGCATACCGCTAGACGTTCAGTTACATTGTATTCTTCAGTCATGGTTGTATCCGCCATACATCGGTCAATGAAATCTTTGTTGCTCTCATCTGATCGCGGCTTAGGGATAGGCATTTGCAACCCCCCTTGAATTTTGACATATCATACCTGCATCAACCCAATAACAAAACATTATTGTGCTAATTGCTCAGCGACGCAGGACTTACGTTAAGCCGTTTAAGATCAGAAGTCTCATCCATTATCATTAAATACTCTTCGTCATCCTCTGTTTCATCAGGATGCAATTCAAGTAGCTCGTCAAACTCCTTCTCTTCATTTTTAGTCCAGCCTGTTATTCTGTCAATAGAAACTAGCTCTTCCATCCTAGCTTTGATTTGTTCAACGCTTAATTTTTCAGCCATATATAACCTCTTAAATTCCGCTTAACTCGTCAGCCCCGTTAAGCATAGCCTCTATCAGCTTTTTAAATCTTGGCGCTACCAAGTCATCTTTCCTTTGCGCCCATAAACTAAAGTTTTCAGCAAACCACTCCTGAGCGTTTTTATTTGCATACTTTGATGCCGAGGTTCCTTTGAGCTTTTTCCTTGAGAACCAACGCTCTACCACTGGACTAAAATAGGAACCGCTATTTGCAGCCACCTTATAATTCTGATGTATAAGATGCCCAAACTCATGGTACACGGTACTTCTTATCCTATCCAATGGGTCAGCATAGTATTGTGCCGTTGAATGGGGCTTATCAAAATTTGAGTCTCCTTGTTTCCACTTAGATGTAGAGGCTTTATCACTGTTCAACATAGCTCGCCCGTTTGGTGCAAGCCATCCCTTTGGATTTACCCCCATTACTCCATCACCCATATTTGCCCTACTCCTAGTTGAGCGGACAAGTTTTAATCCTCTCAGTTTTGGAACGCCAAATAAAGCGGCGAAAGCATCAGTTTCTTTTACAGCTTGATCTAGCATTACTGCCCCTGCTTTTGTTGCCGCATCTGCTCCAAGGTTCTTTTCTAGCCCAGATGAGACTTTTGCAAAATCAGTCTTGCTTCTGCCACTGAATCTTGTTCCTCTTTGATCAGGCCATTCCTCTGCATTGTCCTTTACTCTTTGCTTCATACTCCTTTTTGATGCGCTAAAGTTATCCTCTAGTCCTTTGGCTAAAAATCCGGCTCTAAACGCATCCGCCGACATCGGAATAGGCCGACCAAGCGAATCTGTGGACTCTTGGAACTCTGGCTTTCCGGTATTCACAACCTCATCTTGAGACTCAACGTAAATAATTACGCATCGGCAGTTTATGACGTTAGCAGCTCCTCCGGCTGGATCACCTACATATTTCATTACTGAACCGTTGGGCATCGTAAACCCTTCATCCATGCCTACTTTTTTACCGCTCATTGCAGCATGGGCTGACCGCGTTCTGGCATCAGAAGTGGCTTGCCATTGCTTCATCATCTGGATGCCATAGGTTTTAGATATGTCGCTGTGATAGGAAAAGTTGGCTGAACCAACAGCGCTATGGGTCTCTGTTCTTGCTATTAGCGCCGCCCTGTTACGGCTAATGGGTCCAAAATCTTTTACTATGCTCTTTGCAATACCGTCTACACCTACTCCGTCATTCCTTAAAATATTTACACGATCCAAAATGTCCTTACTGTAATGAGTCGCAGCAAGACGCATATATTCAGCGCGTTCTCTAAACATTTTATTAACGTGTATTTGAAATTCTGCTGATTCCTCAAAGTCAAAACCAACAGCCGCCTTTTGGTTTACTTTGTATTTATCAAGGTTTAGGGAATATACGGTGCTGAATACGCGCTGTATCTGAGTTTTAAGGGTAGCGTTCAACTCATTGTTTAATCTTAGCGAAACACGCCCATAATCAGGCTCAATGCCATTCTTGATGTCATCGGCAACTATAAGGGTTGTTTTCTTTAGCGCAGAAGAGACTTTTTTCTGGAAGTTGCGACTCAGGCTCCTTGTTAGCCTGTGCTGCTGAGATAAGTACCGTCTGGCGTTGACTCGGCCTTGACGGAAATCAACTAAGGCTTTAAGCCCATTTGTGAGTTTTTTTACCGCCCCAGTATTCAACAGCGTGTCCTTCATTGATGAGCATGGAACAAATATTCTTGCCGTCTTTCTTGGTTAGAGGGATGCCCAGTATGCGGCCATATTTGCCCCTTCCAAGCGATTGAAGCAAGATTTCTTCCCCGCACAACTCCCTTAATCGCTCCTTGGCAGCTAGACCCATTACCTTTTCTTTTTTGTTGCGAGTCCTGCTTTCTGGGGTGTCTATTCCTGCGAGCCTAACTCGCTGTTTTATAAGGATAATTTTAAAGCCAAGGTCTAAGTTTATATCTATGGTGTCGCCATCAACAATTCTGTCTATTTTTGCAACGTAATAAAAAGGCTGAGTCATGATTTAACGATCCCCCATTTCTTTATTTCCAGTTTTTGTGCGGCCTCCAATATGGTCTTTTTCATTCCTTTCTCCCCAAGGCCAGTGTTAATGACTCCCCATTTGACCAAATCCATCACTTCTTCAAGCGCGATGCCGTTAGAAGTAAGACCTCCGTTATGCTTAACGCATCTTTCTTCCCGCCTTTTAATCCACTCTCTTACCTCGGATGCCTGTGACCCCTGCCTTGCTTTAGACCATTGGCTATAAGCATGGTTACTAGCCTCATCCCCTTTTTTCCAGAGCAGTTTTCCGGCTTTTGATTCGTCTTTCGCCATTACTTCCGCAAACTTATAATCAAACTGCGGGAAGTTGCTGTTTTTTAAAGATATTGTTTTGTTCTGCCCTGCTGACGGGAAGTTGGTTATATTTTCCTCTTCTTCCTCTTCTTCCTCCTCGTACTGGGCTATATCGTCCTCATCGTCCACTCTTTCAGGCTCCGGCGGTGGTCCTTCGTTTAAAGGAAACAGATTAGCAGGAACCAGCAAGTCATCGGCTCCTTCCATCGGGTTAAGCCCAACCAGCTCTCGCGCTTCGTTGCGAGTCATGATTCCTTTATCTACAGCCCCTATTACGTTTTCATAGATAAGCCGCCTTCTTTCTGATAAAGCTGGTATTTTATCAATGTCGTATTCAAATTTGAAATCTTCATTAAACTGCGGAACCAGCCACTCGTTTAAGTCAGACTCTACTTTTCTTAAATAGGGAATGATTGTTTCCTCATAAAGCGCCAATCTTGCCTCTGCTACGTTGCTGTAGGTTTGGGCATCCGGCACTCCGACTAACTGGCTCGGAACCCCAAAACACATCGCAATGTCAGTGGCGCTCATGTGTTTTAGGTTGAGAAAGTCCATATCTTTTGGAGAAAGGCCCATTTCTTTCCAATCAAAGTCTCCTTCCAACAGCATAGGTCTGCCAGCGTTCTTGCTGCCTGTAAAGCGGGTATTTAGATCAGTGAGTAACTGCTGTCGCTGAGAATCAGAGAGCTGCATTTGATAACCCGCATCATCTTGCGGCTTGAATACTACCGCCCCGCTTGGTCTTGCTCCATTTTCTAACAGATTGATATTGTGCTTTGTGGCTGAATTGTGCTGATCAACCTCCATAGCTGCCGCTGTTAGAGGAGAGCAGCCGTAATAATCATCCATAGGATGCCATAACTTAACTTGCTTCAGCTCTGAAAACCCAGTGTCTTGGTCTACTTCATAGGATGCCTTTAGGCTCCCATTTACACGATATTCATATATTTCAGGGAATACACTGCCCCCTTTGCCTTTAATCTCTATTCTATCCGGCCTTAAAAGATGTAGCTCTTTAGGCACTCCCCTTGCCCCAGCAACCTTGAGTATGTAAGCGTTCCCGCTCAATAACAGATACCCATAGAGAGCAGTAAAGAACTCAGAATAGCTTTGCTGAGGATTTGGCCTATCAAGCAAAGAAATAACAGGATGGCTTTCTAAAGCGTCATCGCCAGACTTTAGGACAAACGGAACAGATGAAGCGCCTTTTGAAATTTCGTTGACACAGCGATAAACAATAGCATTCCTTAAATACCCTTCCCGCGCCAAGTCCTCGTACTGAAACATTTTGGTAGTTGTTGACCCAACCCCGAAATACCCAACCATTGCTCCAGCCTGTTTCAAATCCATCGCTGGTTTGCGCCGGAACCTGTTTAACATATCTTCAAATAGAGCCATTAGCTGATTCTCCAAGAAATCGCGCCCCGCGATTTGCTTAATTCAGACAGCCCCCAGACCAAGGCATCAAGCCTGTCCGGTGACGGTTTTGGTCTATCACCTGTGTAAGTACACATCTGAGTCTCAAGCTCTGGGAAAACACCTATGTGGTGGACTTTCCCTTGCTCGTACAGTGCCGCTATTGGCTCTGCTCTGACCATCTTCCCTCTGGTTGCGTGAACAGACTTGTATCTTGCTTTTTCATCAATGGTTCGTATCAACTTCCCCACTAGATCACCCCCATTGTTTACTTCCGCTACAATCTTATCGGCATCATACTTATAATAAAGCTCAACCGCTTTTCTGCCCCATTGATCAGGCGAGTATTGGCCTGAATTATCTTCAAGGACATAATACGCATTCTCCGCGTCTTTTCCCACTACAACCAAGCCCGTCTCATCTGAGTCGCTGTGTGACGTAACCGCTGGATCAATAGCTACCAGTACGTTGGTAAGAGTTTCCTCATCTACAGTTTTCAGTCTCTTGTTTTCTATGATTGAGGGCTTCCATAATGCGCCCTCCATTGCATCAATGACTTCTGCGTATAATTCTTGCCGCCCTAAAGTCGTACCTTCGTATCTCTCCTTCAGCATATTAAGAGTAGATGCAGCCAGATTCTCCTCGTTCTCAAAGGTTGTTCCTGTGGTTAAGAGGCAATCATTTCTTTCCATAAGCTGCCTTATCAGGGGTGTCGGTTTCGGCGTGGTAGTTATTACGCACCGTGGCTGCTCCCCCAGACGCAAGGCAAACATTAATTGGTCAAATGCTTCTGGATACCTCCAAGATGCAAGCTCATCACACCAAGCCCTATGAAATTGCGGACCCCTTAATCTATCAGGCTCAGTAGCACTAAACCCCATTATCTTTGATCCGTTAAACAACCTTATCTCTGATGCAGTCGCATTGTAACCCTGCCCCCTTCCATTCATAAGGCAGTCTTTGGGCATGGTACTCAGGATTCCCGATACCCCTTCAAAAGCTACTCGTCTAAGGTCTCCGAATGTAGGCGTTACGACTGCAACTTGAACTTCTGGGTTTCTTAGGGCGTACAACATAACATCAGTAGCCCCTGTTCTGGTCTTTCCCCAACCTCTGCCAGCTAGGATTAGCCATATATGCCATTTTCCCAAAGGAGTTAGCTGTTTCACTCTCGCCGTAGAAAGCCAATCAGTGTATAGAGTCGCCGTACTCCTGTGACCTTGCCTCCGCAAGTTCGTCCAGTTGTTCCATAATTCTTCTGAAGGATTCAGGATTGCTGACATCTGCCGCC